TTGCACGCCATAACGCAACGGCTGATCAACTGCGCTCAGAGTTCGAAATCGCATTTCACATGCCGGTTGCGTGGCGCATGGCATTGTGCCGATGCCGTCACGCGGCACGAACTGCCCATTGACGACCATCGAGCAGTCTATCGGGTCACCCAGTGGCGGGGGATTAAATGGCGGTCGCTGCGTCGCGTATCTGCAATTGTATGGCCCATACCCTCCCACAGGAAACAAGATGTCTCCGCCCGGATCTGCAAACGGTGGTGTCTGCACCTTGAACGGCTTCAGCATGTCCGCGCAGCCGTAGTCGCCGAACTGCGTCGGCACTCGCTGTGTCATTCCCGGCTTACCAAGTGTGACTCGATAGGCTGCGGCTCGCACTCCGGCAATGCACGCTTCGCAGGGTGTCGGCTGATACGGTTCTGATGGCGGGATTGATTCTGGCCAACTGGATTGACTCGGAAACGATCCGGACCACGCTCCCGATTGCCCAACGCTGGCCGGGTGGCTGTCGCTGTCTTCCGTGCACTGACACCCGCACCCAATCAGCATTTCACGGCCCCCCGACGCCTGCAGATGCTTCGGGCTGTACGCTCGCCAGCAGACTTGACGCACCTTGCGAATTCGGCCCGCAATCGGCCTTGTACGGCGTCCACTCGCCCGCCATGAATTCGATGCCGATGAGCGTGTCAGCGTCGATGCTGATGTTTTCGAATCGGTTGACCACCAACACGGTTTCGTCAAGGACTTCCAGATCTCCGGCAGCCGTTCGGCCAATCAGGTGTGCGGTCGCCGTGCTCGGGTCCGCGAACATGTCAACGGCTGCCAATAAATCAGCGTCGAGAATTGCCCAACGGCGTTCATACCCGTGTGAATACGTGCCCCGCTGCGGCGTTTCGTTGCGCATCCGTCGCGCAACCTCACGCACTGCCCGCTCAATCTGCTGCAGTGCCCTGCGCCCCAAAACATAACCGTCACTCATGACAACGGCAGCCCTGAAAACGCCTTCGTTTCGTACACGGTAAATGACCGATAAACAACGGTGGATGGTGTGGGGTTTGTCAGTTTGCCGCCGGACCCATTCAGCATTCCAGGCTGGCCGGTGTCAAACATGGCAACGGCTGTGCCCGCTTTGTACCGGAACCCCGCGTCCAGCAGTTCCAGCAACCACCCGTTTTTTTGCAAATGAATTGTAAACGTGACCGGGTAGAATGACGTGCCGTTGCGTTTTTCTTTGGCTGCCACCGTCACCGATTGCATCTTGGCTTTACCGATGGCAACGCTGAATCCGTCGATGCTGAACACGTCATTGTTTACTGCGTCCTGATAGCTCAAAATCCAGCTCGGTACTGCTGCCAAATTCTTCGTTATTGTGACCGTTCGCCGGCTGTCGTCCATCATTGCCGGCGGATCGTAGTAATCGCCGAAACTGTTCAGGATTGCGTGTCCGCTCGTGTCCTCCACGGCCACCTTCTGAAACTGCTCGCTGCCCCAAGTGATGATTGCAGGATCGTTGATCGGGTTTGTTGTCAGCTCGTATTCGCTGGAATACTCCGCAGTGACCTTCCAGCCCTTCCACGGATCGTCATTGCTAACGCTTAGGCTCACGCAAAACGCCCCGGCGTCTGACGGGTGTGCAGATCCAATCAACGGCAGTCCTGACGCGCTGCCAACCGTGTACGCATCGTCCGATTTGCTGGATGTCTCCAACTTCCAGCGTCGTGAATACGTTCGCACGCCCTTTGTATTTGTGGCAGTCCGTCCGCCCGGATCTTCGCCCAGATTTGTAACGGCCATTACGGCACCCCGACAAATTCTTTGATCTTGCCCATTACACCGCCGCCTTTGATCAGCTCGACAATATCCACCAGCGGCTCCACCGTCGCCTTCGTCTGTTTTTCCGTTGCTGCCAGCAGCGGATCCCGCTTGCCCATCATAGCACCAATAATTGCGGAGTACGCATCGGCACTGCCCTTCTGCATTGCGCCGGCCATGCGTAGCTCTTGCTGACTCGCTGATTGTCGCTCGCCAAACATGCCGGAAAACTGATTGATTGCGGCAGCCCCCGCAACCATTTTGCCCTCCAGCACATTCACGCCCGCATTCACCAGCGTTTTGCCAAACGAAAACGCTTTTTCAAAAAACGACTGCCCGGCTTTGGCTGGTGCTACTGGTGCTGGTGGCAGTGCCGCAAGATTCGGTTTGACTTCCGGCTTTGGCTGCGGTTTCAGCCGCGCCAACACCTCATTCAGTCGGCCCAGTGCCTGATCCAGATTTGTTGGTCGCGGCACCACTGGAGCCTGTGGCTGATTGCCTTTGACAGCGTTTCCGATGGCAGTGCCGATCATGTTCGGCACGAACATCACCACAGCCTCAGCAATTCCTAACGCCTTGCGTTTGCCCTCAGCCTGCAGCCAGTCCAACATCTCAGACCACTTTTGTTTGATGCCCTCGATGGCCACGTCAAACGATGCCAGCAAGACATCCTTGAAGAATCCCAGCTTGTCCGTCAGTGCTCCGATTGATTCAATCATGCTCGAAGCCCAATCGAGCAATTTCGTAGCGTGTGGCAATGCCTGGTTTCCGATGGCTGTGGCCACAACCAAAACATTATTCTTCAACCGCGAAAACTGCCCGCTCAGGCTGGCACTCAGCTTGCTCAGTGAATCCGTCTGCAGGCTCATTTCGTACAATGCCCGCCGCACGTCGTCGAAAGTGATTTGTCCGGCACTCGCTGCCGTTGCCACGTTGCCGAATCGCTTTGCCAGATGCTGCATCAACATGATGTTGCGTGTGGAAAACTCCTGCAGGTCTTGCAGGCTTGCCGTGCCCGTCGTTCGCAGCTGTGCAAACATGCGTGTTAATTCGCCGATGCTGTTATCCGACATTGCCGCAATGTTTGCCAGCATTGCCAGATCACTTGTCAATTCTTTGATCGGTGTCTGCACGCCCAGCAACTGCACGGCAGCCGCTTTGATGTCCATCTTGCTGAATGGCGTGGCTCCGGCGAATGTGTTCAGCGTGTCCACCAATTCGGCAGCCGTTTTTGCGCTGCCCGTCAACACCTCCAACTGTATCGCCAGCTTTTCGGCGTCCGCTGCCAATGTCAGCATTCCACCACCGGCCAGCACAGCACCCAATCCCGACAACACCAGCCCCAGCGGCCCCAATGCGGACGATACAAACGACTGTATCGCGGCCCCTGTTGCCTTTGCCACTACGCCCAGCGTGGCCATCGGATTGATCACCGCACGCAATGCCGACGCAACGCCACGCAAAACGCCCTGCAATGCCGCACCAACAAATCCCAATCGGCTCAGGATGCCTTGTGTGGCACGTCCAGCCAACCCAACCGCAAACAGGGCAGTCGCAACGGCTTTCAGTCTCGGGGGCAACAGGTCGAACAGATAACGCAGAATCTTGATTTGCAGCTGCAGTGCCTTGAACTGCACAAACAGCTTGAACGCACCGCTTGCCAATCCAATGAACGGCCCAACCACGGACAGCATGGCCCGCGCCAAAAACATCACAACGCCCGCCACCGCCTTCAACGGCAACAGCAGCACCTTTGCCGCCTGCGCCAGCATCGACACAGCAGACCACAGTAACCGCAACGGGACCAGCAGCATTCTGGCACCATCGGCAATCACGCCAAACACCCACGCCAATGACTCCAGCGTCCTGCGTGCCGCGATTGCTCCGATCAGCACTGTGTGCAGGCCATGCGATGCAGTCGCGGTGCCTGTGGCCACCAGATTCCCGGAATTGCCGAGCATTGTCGCCGCAACGGATGCCGCGTGCGTGGCTGCTGCAGCCTTGTCAACCAGTTCCTCATACCGGCGCACCTGCTCCGCTGCGGCCTGTGCAGACACGCCCAAATCGCCCATGCGTTTGCTCGCCGCGTCCAGCTGCTGCGGAAGCTCCCTTGACGCACTCAGGCTATCCAACGAATGCGCGGCTTCGGCGGTCCGTTTCGCTGCAGATCCAAACGACTGCAACGCCTGCTGACTGCGCTGCATAGACTGCTGAAAGCCCCGCGTATTTGCTTCCAGATTGACGACCAGGCTTCCAATACTAGCCACGATTTGCCCCTGTCAATCTCTGCAGATGTTTCGTTATTGCGTCCGCAGACTCCGCCGGACTCAACTGTCTGTCTTCAGACCGTGGCAACCACGGCGCAAAATCCGCCGCCTTCATCGACGCACCACAGAACCCCGCCAACAGCTCACCAATACGCGCCAAAATTAACTCAACACCACGGACTCCGACCGGCTCCACAACATCCGCAATCTGCCATTCTCTCCACTGCTGCGGCGTCATGGCGTCCAGCATCGCATCCGGATCACTCCAGCCCGTTGCCAACGCCAGACGCAACGCCAAACGCCGCTCGGAATCCCGCTTCAGTTTCCCACTGTGGCCTCAATGTCCTCCTTCGTGAATCCGCTCAACCGCTGTGCTACGTTCACAATCCGCTCCAGCACATCAGCCCGCTTCTGCCCGATGGCCTGCACGTCCTCCGGAAGAAAGATTGCTTGCCCGTTGTCGTCTTTGCAGCAGGCCACCACCAACCGTTCCCGGAACTCCTGCACCCGCGCATCAATGGTCTGCCCGTTCTTGCCGGCAAACTGTTTTTCGAATGCGGTTCGTTCTCGTGCAGTCATGCCCCACACCGGAATCACCGCCCCGGCCCGCAATTCAGGAATCGGCACATCCTCTTTCGGACGATCGGACAACCCCGCCAGAAACGCACCGCGGTCCACCACTAACCTACTCATCGTCAGCCCCTCCAGAATTCGGCCCAAGTATCTCTGACCCGTCCGCATTGTACCCCAGCAACTCGCCGCGCTTAAAACGCTCGCGGTCGTCCGGATCAATGCCCCGTGCCAGCATTTCCCGCGCCAACAACACCCTCTCCCGGCCCTGCCGCCAATTCGGCACAGCCGCCTCCGCTTCCTCGTCTGCCGGTTCGGCATCACCATTGCCGACCAGCAACTGAACTGCCCTGCGGTCCACGTCGATCACCGTACCCACGCGCCAGAACAATACACCCCCGGCCCGTTTCTCGATGCCATCGTGAACCGTGCCGGGTGGTGCGTTCAAGTCTTCCCGTATCAACCGGATTCTCATGTTGCGTACGCCAGCAGGCCAGTCAGTTTGATGGAAACATCGGCTTTCAGTCCGTCATTCATCGCACCCGTGAAACCAAACGTCAGCCCGGCCCCAGTGAATGCGGATGTTGTTGGCGTCGCATCGGTGAACGTGATGTTGTACACCATGTCCGCCGGCGTCGTCAGCAGGTCCGTCAGTGCCTGGTGTGCTGCCAAGTCCACATCGTAGAACATCGAGAAGTCAAACGTGCCGCCCTCAGTGTAGCCGGTCTGGCTGTATTCTTTTCCAGCTCCGCTCGTGTCAATGGTCGTGGCGTCGTAGGTTTCCGACTCCGCACCGCTGTGACTGAATTCCGTGATCTGTCCGATTGCCGTCAAAACCGTAGCAATCGTGCACTTGATAACCGTCCCCTTAACCTTCAACTTTGCCACGATTGGCTCCTTTCATTTTGACCTGAAAAACCGTTCCGTTGATCGTTCCATTGCGGCCTGCATTGCGGACCGCGCTCGCTCGTTTGCTCGATCTCTTGCCCGCTGTGCGAAATTCGGCTGCTGGGCTTTCAGTATACCACGATTTGCTCGGGTGCGATTCGTAAACCGCTGCCCGCTCTTAAATGACCCCAAAACCCACCACTGCCAATTGCCAGAATTGATTCCAACACCACGGCTCCCCCGTGGCACATTTCGCCGCTCGATAACCTTGCCAACACCAACGCCGACACGCCCGAACACTACGTTCGTGCCGGCTTTTCGATTGAAGCGAAACCCAACCTCTGATTTTACTTCCTGCACCTGCGGGTCGATGTCTTCCTGCATCTGCTTACTAATGACACGCAACCCAGCGCGTACCACGGACAATGCCAGACCACGCTGCCCAAACTTTGTGAACTCAGCCAATGCCTTGTCAATGTCTGCAATGCCCTGCAGGTCCACGGAAACGCTCATGCGTACCTCAT